GTTGGATTGTGGGTTCCATTTCACCCTGACGCGTACAAGACCGGTCGCGTCGAGTATATGGAGGAGACCCTGAACCAGTTGATGGCGGAGAAGAAGAAGAATGAGGAGCAGGCAAAGACCGAGTTCGATAAGCGCGTCAAAGACACGAAGACAAAGGCAATTCAGGAGAATATGAAGTTGGCCAAGGAGAGCGGCAATAAGCTCACGCAGATGTTGGCGAAGGATGGCGAGACTCTGATTGATGCAAAGCCGCGTGATGATGCAAAGGGTGACAGCGGCGCTGGTGCAAGCGTTGGCGATGGCGTTGGTGGTGGTATTTGGAATGATGCCGATGAGTCATCTTCCATCTCGATGACAGTGGATGAGATGCGTAAGGAGCTGTTCGAGGGCGATGATGTCGTGATGGATAAGAATAGCGACCACGGTTTGTCGCGGCTATCCGAGGCGGATGCGCTGACTGAAACTGGTGCGGGCGGCGACAAAGCATGAATGAATAAACGAATGAATTTCATTATTTTATAATTTCATTATTTCATTATTTCATTATTTCATAATATAAGGGAACAAACTTAATATTATGAAAGGAGGTGGTGTATATTATTGTTTGAGCAAACGAAGCCAAAAAACGATAAATAAATGTCTAATCGAGGCGATGATGCGTGCTGATACAGTAATTCATCCTCTTACATTTAGTTCTATGGCTGGGTTTATTTTTGTCCTTCATCGCGATAATGGTATCGTTGATGCCGACGGTGAGATTTTTATCCGAAGTGATAATATTTCTGTAAATGGTAAAAAAAAACAAAGAGCAGGAAGTGGTGGAGTCGCCGTATCATCTATTGTAATAAAGGTAGTTATGAAACGAAATGATCCTGATGACGAGGATTTAGACGATCTAGAACTGGTAATTCCGACCGACCCCGACTATGATACCGATGATGATTATAATGAAATCGGAAAATCTAGTTTAGAATCAGACGAAATAACTGTAGAACAGAAAAACCATAACGATCTATATCAGACATTTCATCTGGGTGAAAAGATGGTACCATCGCTCATCGGCGATTTAATCGAATTAGATGAAGATAATATTCGATGTATGATAACCGCAATACAGCAAAAAACAGATACGGCGAAACGCGCCAAAGTGATTCGCGTATTTGAATATTTCTTGTCTCAGATACCGAAACACAAAACATCAGTTGTCATGATGTGCATGGAAATGGTTGGTGATGATACCCGCGGCGCGGGTGGTACGGGAGAAAATACATATAAGGTGATATCCAGCGTTGAAAGCCAACGACTTCGGGTCGCTGCTGCACGAGGAGCTGCCGCAATTCAATTATTGTGTATGCGTAAAGAGAAAAAACAATTGGTAGATGCACATGAAGGAAATTGGTTTATTGATACGGAAAATAAGGATAATGTTCGAGCAATCGATTTCGGACGCGTCGCCGATATTGCTGACAAAGACACAATACTGGATGAAATATGGAAATATAAACGTTCGCGTCAGTCGGCATTTCACACGAAAACGTCACAGGGCACATTTCTATCGAAAATTACAAGCAAGGCGGTATTAGAACCATATTATGACAGATTTATTAAAATAATGCGTCAGACATCGCCTTTACCATTCTTGGTTGAAATGACGAAACAACGCCGTACGTCGGATTCCGAAACCGAAACCGATGATGATAATGAATCGCGTATGAACGTTCATCGAAACATCCATTTTTGTCTTGTATTTGCGTCCCTTATCGACAACGCAATCACTTCAAATAATTACCCTGATTGGGACCAACCGCAGATGATATGGGCATATGAAGAAATATGGGGGGTCGATGTCATTCCAGATAAAGATAAGAAACACCCGATTCATCATATCCATACTCTTGATTTCGATTACGATGTATTCAAAGCGAATATGAAATCGGCAAATATATCATGTCGTCGTGTTATCAAATCTTATGACGAAATCGCGCGACTTATTTTGCTTTATTCCGCAACTCCCGAAGGTTCTTCCGCCAAAATACATATCACACTTGGTGATGCTATGACGCGCAAGAAAAGGACGGCTATTGCGCGCGGTATTACTGCGACAAAAATAGGCGAGTTCGTGTCATTTAATGATATTTATAACCAACATAACGGTTCAAATACACCAAGAGTCGGATGCGCTATTCTTGGAGGGCAGACTAGACGCCGCCGCCGCCTCCATATCCGAAAGTAAAATCGCAAGCAAATGTATTTTCATGTGGTGTGATATAGATTTACATTTATATCACGCCAAACAATAATAATAATCCTGAATTACCGTTTTGTCTTTCACGCTGCGGCTCATTTTTGCGGTGGAGAAACCTTCGGATTCTGCAGCTTTGGCGATGGTGTTCCACGTTTTGAGGATTTGATTTGAATTTACCAACCGTTTTTCCACCTTCTTTCCAGTGGTTGAAAGTTGGACGCCGATGATGGGGTTGGCTCCCTGTTCTTGGATGACAGCCTGTTTCAAATCATAATAACTTTCACGTAAATTCACTCCGTAATACCCTTCATTCGAAATATTTTCAGACCACACAGCCCCCTTCAGCGCGTTCGGGCATGCGTTCAAATACGTTTTCAAGTTCTTGATATCCATTTCATTTGGCGACTGTCCGACTGAGAGTTTCCATTTTTGATACTCCTTCAGCAACGTAGAGTTCAATATTTTGCCTGTGTCGGAGAATTTACAGCATTGGAATAGGAAGGTCTCGACACTAAACTGCTCGGGGTTTTCGGCCTCGTTTGCGATGACCTTATTGTATTCAATTGTGTTCAGTTTAACACCCTGGTAACAGTGTGCTCCGCGAAGTCTTACTTGCTTGAACCTGACGTCCATATAATGTTTCAACGCGTGGAATGTATCCTTCGCAGGCTTTGTTTGAGACCATAAGCGAAACCTGCCTTCGATATTGACAGATTCTTCATCCACATCGGGACGCACAATACAGCACTTAGTCACGAATTCGTGGATCCGTTGGTTGAGTTCATCCTCTGGGATGAGAGCGTGTGTGAATGGAGACGCGTTATCTTTCGCAGCGACTTCAATCACCTGCGACTGTTGCGCGGTCTTCTCACGGAGTTCATTATTGGCAAGTGTGAGGTCGTGGATAGCCTTGTTCTTTTGTTCAAGTTCGGTGACAAGTTTCGCATTCTCGGCTTCCAGTTCTTGATTGCGCTGAATAAGCCTGTTGAAGTTTTCCACGTTGTACATTGTAGAGTGAATAATGCCTTCAATGTGCTTCGTAAGTCTGTCGATTGTGAAATTGGTGCTATCATACGCGATGATTTCTGTCTTGTTTTTACCTGCGACTTCAATTGTGCGAATTTGGCGCTTGATTTTGGGGTGCGCTTTAATTTGGTTTTCAATTTCGGATCTGTTGGTGACACGAAATGCGGCGGCAAGGATGAAATTGGTGTATTTCTTGCGATGGTCTGCGACGCGGTTAGCGAGGTCGTTGGTTTGTCCGAATTTGATGAGTTTCTCGTTGTCGGCATTTGTATTGTCGATGGTCCCGAAATAAATTGTTTGAGTATTCACAGGAAATTGGCTGATAAGGGTTTTTTCGATTGCACGCTTCTTTTCTTCGGTGAGGGTGATGGTGGCTTGGTTGAGTTGCGCGGCGGATTGTTCGAGTTGCGCGCGGAGTTCGCTGGTTTCGGAATCGAGTATTTGATGCAATGAATCCTCCATTTTCATATAATATTCATGTATTTCACCGGCTTTCTTGGTCTGTGCTTTAAGGCATAGAAGTTTGAAGCATCGGATGGTAAGTTTGATAGTTTGCTTGTTGTGTCCGCCGTGTTTTTTGGGTTTGTCGGAACCGGATTTGTTTGGTGAATGAGGTAGTTGGTCTTCATCGGTTTCGGATGACGTGATAATTTTATAATCAACATCAAGTTTGAAGTTGGATTCAACCATCGGTTTTACGTGCGCCTTTTGACTAAATCCTAACCATTTCCAAACGTGATCCAAATCAACAACAAAATCTGTATTCTTATCATAATTGAGGTAACAATAAAAACTAGCAACAAACAATTGCTGTTCGAATGTATTAAAGTTTTCTTGAAGTTTCGCAAGAAGAATATTGTTATATTTTTGAGATAACTTTGTAATAGGGTTTTTCTCGATGAGTTCAATAATATTTAGGGTATCAGCGGATGCGTCAGAAGAAGCAGAGGAGGACATCGTTATGCGCGTATGTTATACTATGTATAGACAGATGTCTTTAAGTTGGTTTCGTGATGCGAAAACAAATACGCGAAACCAATATTCAAAAACTATTTAGACTGAAAACTTGCTCTCATATCGCCGAGAGCAAGATTCCAAAAATAGGGTTAAAATGCTAATTTCGGAATCTTGCTTCTCATTTTGGAGGAGCAAGATTAGCAACTTTCCCTCACCACTTGCTCTTCTTGACGTTAATCTTCGGTCCCTTGCTATTTTTCGCTGCATTTGGGTCATACGACTGCTCTCCTTCGTCGTCAGAACCGAGATTTTTCGATATTTCCCAGAATTCCTTACTGCCCAGCTTGAATGGCCCGTGCTGTTGCGCCTTATACCAGAAGATTTGGTCTTGTAATTTGTTGGATTTCGCGTTGTTATTGATGACGAGACACTCATAATTCTCGGTGCACTGGTCCATGACCTGACAAAAGCTCTCAAAAGTGGGGAACATACCCGCATAGTTGTCATAGATTCGCTTACGATTCGCAATATATGGCTCGCGGAGAATAAAAACGTAGTCGATATTGGTGCGGAGATTTGGAGGGATACCCAATGGATATTGCATTGTGATGACTAACATGATCTTCCAGTGTCTCCCGTTCATGAACAGGAGACGCATCATCACATCCTTCGTCCATTTGTTATCATATAAGCAGTCATCTAAAACGACAAACGTTCGCGGATCGATCGACGACTTTTTATACGTATCCATTTCCTTTTTCACTTGCTTTAACACTGCTTTCTGCCTCTTGAGAATATTCTCAATAATTGCAGTATTATACGCATCGTGGATGAATAACTTGGGCACATGTGCAGCGAAAAAACCGTTGCCGGCTTCTGTTCCTGAGATAACGGTTCCAATGGGAATATCCTGGTGATGAAACATAAGGTCTTGAACGAGGAAACTTTTACCAGTGTCACGCCGTCCAATGAGAACGATCACAGGACCCTTATTTTCATCGGGACGAAAACTGATAGCTTTCATCTCGAATTTTGCGAGTTCTAAATTCATATTGGTTAATGTTTCGATTCACCCGATGATACAAATGATGTATATTTTTTTACGATGTTTTACACGAAACGAAACGAATTGAATTGAATATGTGCCGCCGCCGCCCGTTTAAAACCGATATAAAACTTCTATTGAACAATCATATTATTACAGTATTTTAGGAAAATGACAACGCCATTTCAACTTCACTACCGAAAACATAAATATACTCCGGAGAATATTGACTCGGCCTTATTGTATGATATTCAAAATTATATTCCGATTTATCGGCGATTTTTTGATATCAACGAAGCCAACTACAACGGAATTCAATTGAATCAAAGGTATTATTTGCAGAATATCATCGAGCATCCTACACAAATTATGGAGAACCGTGGTAGCAGTAACGAAGAGGGTCGCTCCAATTTCAGTCAGAGTTCGCTAAATCATTTAGAAACGGTGATTGGTGATGACCTAGGAAATACGACGAATGTTCCGATGTTTGTGAAGTACTCTCCGCTGTTGGATCCTATTCGCTATTTATCCGGTAAATACGAGTCGTCGTCTTTGTTGTCGCCTACGTCGAGCAAAAAGTCATGCACGCTTCCTAAATACAATTCAACCGCAGAAAACTGTGAAGATAAGATGTTGAATACCAATAATTCCTCTTATGTAGATGGATTTTTCTCATACTTGACAAGTCGCGCGCTACATACACACGGGGTGGTTCATGGTCTTGATTATTATGGAAGTTATCTTTGCAAACAACGCGAATTTTCCACGAATGTCTTTGATGATATTGATTATTTGGCGGATTGCTCCTTTTTCAATACATACGAAAATGAGCTTTTCACGATTGATTATTCGCAGTTTGATGATGATGAATCAAACAGTGTCAATCCTGGAAGTAGTAAATTAATGAAACTTCGAAATAAACTACAGCCTGTAATGAGTGGCGGGAAGCATACCGATGATTATTTATTGTCGGATAATTACTTCAGTAAAAAAGACCGTATCGATATTCTTGAACATGTTTCGGAGTGTGATACCGCAGAAGTTGCTTCAGACGTCACTGTGAGTACAACATTACCGCCGCCGCCGCCCGGCGATGTATCTCTTAGCGTACTTGAGGTAAATATGTCTGATTTTGATATTCAAAGCGAACGTCAAGAACATGACGATATCGGACCAAAGGTACTGCATCCTAAAAAGAATACGAGAGATAATGATGACGATGATGATATGAGCGATACGTCTCAATCAAATTCTTCTTATACAACGATGGAAGATGATGACGAGGAGAGCAATAGTGTCGGCGATGATGATGAGAAAAGCGGTGCAGATCAAACGGACTCTGACCAAGGTGACCAACGCGACCACGACGACGATGACCGAACCGAAAGTGATGAACATTCATCAGACTACTCTGGTGATGACTACAGCGACGATGAACAAATCATCGTAAAAATCAAAGACTTTCCAATCCAGGCGATTTTACTTGAAAGGTGTGTTAGCACACTCGACAATATCATGATGCGGGATGAACTCACAAAAGAAGAATGGTCCTCGCTTCTTTTCCAGGTGATTATGACGCTAGTTATTTATCAGAAAATGTTTTCATTTACACATAACGACCTGCATACAAACAATATTATGTTTATTGAAACCACCGAAGAGTTCATTTATTATTTATACGAGGGCCAGCATTACAAGGTTCCGACATATGGACGCATCTTTAAAATCATCGATTTCGGTCGTGCGATATATAAATTCCGCGGTGAGCTTATTTGCAGCGACAGTTTCCACCCCAAAGGTGATGCAGCGACGCAATACAATTTCCCGCCATATTATAATCCAGATAAGTCCGCTGTAGAGCCGAATTACAGTTTTGATTTGTGTCGTTTTGCATGCGCTCTTTTTGATTATTTTATTTACGACATAAACAAGGTAGAGAAGCTCTGTAAATCTGACCCTATTATTAAAATGATCGTGAAATGGACGATGGACGACAAAGGGCGTAATATCCTGTATAAATCGAGTGGCGAGGAGAGATATCCGGATTTCAAGCTGTATAAGATGATTTCAAGGTCGGTTCATAACCATATTCCCGCCAACGAGATTCACAACGCAATTTTTGATGAGTATAAAATCACATTAAAAAAATACAAGAAGCATGCGGCCATTGCGGCGAAGTTCCCGAAAGATGGTCGAAATACACATATTGTTATAAATGTAGATACATTACCGTGTTATTCCGAATGTGTAAGTCAATAATTACGATGATGACGATTGACGGCGGCTATTCAAAATCCGTGTTCGGTGCTCAGGAAGTCCATTCTTCGCGATGAACTCGATATTACGCATAGTCCATCCCATAGAACATCCAGAATGTCCGGTCTCCATTTGATTCTGAACCAGCGAGACAATATTGTCATCACCGCCGCTGAACATGAAGCCGCGGTCGGCTGGCGGGCTATATTCAGAGAGATATTTCCATACGTTGATTTCCTTGGTTTTGATATTGGG